CAACAGGTGCCACAGGGACGATCGGATCTACGGGCGCGACGGGCGCCACAGGGACTATCGGATCCACGGGAGCGACGGGTGCCACTGGAACGATAGGGTCGACGGGTGCGACGGGTGCCACAGGAACCATCGGGTCTACCGGAGCGACGGGCGCGACGGGCGCCACCGGAACCATCGGGTCAACGGGAGCGACGGGTGCCACAGGAACGATAGGGTCTACGGGCGCGACAGGTGCCACAGGAACGATAGGGTCTACGGGCGCGACAGGTGCCACAGGAACGATAGGGTCTACGGGCGCGACTGGACCAGCGCCGTCCGGGACGGCTGGAAACCTCGTGTATCTCACATCGTCGGGCGTCGCAGGTGCAGCGACGAACGCCTCGTACACAGGGACGAATCTGAACGTCACTGGAAATGTGTACGTGTCGAACTCAGTGACGACCACGAACGTGTTTGCGACTCAGTACACCGGAAATATCACTGGGTGGACTCAGTATTTCACCAGAAATCTGGGCAATCCAACAACGAGTTTCTACGTTCTTTTGAAAAATACAGCGACATCGGGTTCGGTCGTAGGTCGTATTTTTGGTCGTAGATTTGTTTCTGGTGCTCGTACTGGTAATATTTCAGAGGTTGTGATTGAAAACACTACGGGTGGAAATTCAAATTACAGCCTTCGAGCCACTTCGTCAAACACGTTCCAGACATCGGAATTGGTATCAGTGGTGTATAACACGGCAACATATATCGCTTTGTACGTTTATACTAGTGCTTTAGTCGATTATGCTTCTATTTTTTTCGAGGGATACGAAACAACTCCCAATGACGACATACTTCTCACGACAACAGTAACGAGTTCGACGCCATTATCGAGTTCTCAATCGAACTACTATATACTCAATTCGTCCGTAGGAATAGGTACGAACAGCCCAGGCGCGTCTCTTGAAGTCACAGGCAACGTGTACGTGTCAAACGCAGTGACGACGACGAACGTCTACGCAACTCGGTATTACGGTGATGGCGGACTTTTATCAAACTTGATCAGTTTCGTTGGCGCGACAGGTGCCACCGGAACGATCGGATCCACGGGAGCGACTGGTGCCACAGGGACGATCGGGTCGACGGGCGCGACCGGAGCAACAGGAACGATAGGGTCTACCGGAGCGACTGGCGCCACAGGGACGATCGGGTCGACGGGCGCGACCGGAGCAACAGGAACGATAGGGTCTACGGGCGCGACGGGTGCCACAGGGACGATAGGATCCACGGGCGCGACGGGTCCACAGGGCACGATCGGGTCGACGGGAGCGACTGGTCCGGCGCCGAGTGGAAGTGCTGGAAACGTTGTATACTTGACGGGTTCGGGTGTCGCCGCGTCCACCGCGAACCTGTTCGTGTCGACGAGCAACAACGTCGGCATCGGGACGACGAGTCCTGATCAGCTTTTAACACTTTCGTCGGGAACGGCGACGATTACCAAGATAGTGTCTTCTACGACGTCAAACTCGGCATACGTAAACTTTACAAACTCGGCCGATAGTCGAAGCGCATTCATCGGTCAGGATGGAACCGGTCTTTTTGCATTCTCGACGGGTGCCCTTGCCATGGGTACGAACACGAACGTGCCCATCATCTTCGCGCCATACTACGGTACGGGTGGTGAAAAGATGCGCATCACGGGAGCAGGCAACGTCGGCATAGGAACGACGAGTCCTGGGTACACACTGGACGTGAGAGCCGGTGGTTCTGCGAGTGTCGGAACAATCATCGCCAGTTTTGGTCAATCTGGCAGTTCGAGAGTGCACATTATTGATGAAAATGGCACAGGATCCATCCCGCCGTGTATTTACGGTAATGCGGGGTATGGACTCGGTCTCAGCGCAGCAGCTGCATCAACTGGAGAGGGTATAAAATTTTACGCTGGAGGGGGGACTATCCCGGGTACAGAACGGATGCGCATCACCAAGGATGGCAACGTCGGCATCGGGACGACGAGTCCATTGACGACCCTTCAAGTTTCCGGACCAGCTGCCTCTTTGGGAGCAGTCGGAACTCCATACGCAAACGCTTTCGTTTCCATCACCAATGATATGACATATGCATCGACCGCACAAGTTGGACTGGAAATAGGTTCAAGAAATCGCGGATCTGGTAATTTAGCAGCCGTGTACAAGTACGTGATCAATACCAAAAACAATGCTACAGTTGGAGCGGGTGTCGATTTACAATTTTTGGGAATACCTACGTCAGCGGGAAGTTACAGCAGTGACGGAACCGCTTTGAATCGTATGACGATACGCAACGATGGCAACGTCGGTATCGGAACGGATACTCCTGGAAATAAACTGGAAGTTGCTGGTTCGGGGTCTTTTCAGGGTGTGGCAGGTACAGGTACTTGGTCACTCTCAGCAGTCACCGGGAGTGGTTCATCTTCGAGAGTTTCAGATATTGCATTCTTCTCGACATTTTACAACTTCCCATCTGACATAGGTCAAAGAAGAACAGCTGATATCACAGCCGGATTTTCTAGTGGGGTTTGGGGAACTGAATATATGGCTTTTGGTGTAGGTCGAGGTGGAGCTGACAATGATGCACAATTTGTATCGGCTGAAAAAATGCGTATTAGTTCTGCTGGATATGTCGGCATCAACAATAACAACCCGGACCGTGCACTGAATGTCACAGGGGCAGTCTTTGCAAGTTCGATGATTTCAGGTGGAGGAGGGTACAATTATCCTTACGGTGACTCGACGTCTGGGTTGTCGGTGTACGGTGTAACCTATTCGGGTTCGATTCGTCACACATATAGCTCGCCTCGTAGTTCTGATACTATATGGTTTTACACTGCTGGAAATTCTACGTACAACAACCAGCTTCAATCACAATTGACAGGTTCAAATGGAAACTTTTATACTCGTGGAACGTTTACCGGTGGTGGTGCCGATTATGCAGAATTGTTCGAATGGACTGACGGGAATCCAGACGGAGAGGATCGGGTCGGTTATCCAGTGATCCTCGTCGAAGACAAGATTGCTATAGCGACTGAAAATTCCACAGATATCATCGGTATTGTTTCTCACACACCGACAGTCGTAGGCGATTCGTCACCACTACATTGGCAGGGTAAATATCTCAAGGATGATTTCGGTCGTCCAGTTTACGAAGAACAAGAGCGAGTCGTATGGGATGACGGCAGAGAGAATCATCTCGTCAGTGAACCAGGACTCGTGATTCCACCTGATGCTACATACTTTACAGACACGGTTCAGGTGATAAATCCTTTGTATGATGAAAATATACCGTTCGTACCACGTGAAGACAGAAAGGAATGGGGGATGGTTGGTTTAATGGGTAAAATATATATGCGGAAGAGCCAGCCAAGTCATCCAAATTGGAAATGTATGAAGAGAACAGAAAATACCGATTTGTGGTTTGTCATGTAACCCGACGAACGTGACATGGCCGACACCGCCTTCATAAAAATCCTCCGCATCGTGGAGTAATCTCTTCGACGGTGTGAGTTGTCAAACTCATTTCTAGGTACTACAGTAGAAATGAGCTTCACGCGCTCAGCAGGAACGCCACCGCCGTGGTACGGCGTCAATCCCATCCAGACTGGAATCTCGAGCAATTACACAGCCCTGGCGACCGATTACTACATCGGCGTCAACGGCACGAACGTCACAGTGACTCTACCACTTGGAACCAGCGTCGTTCAGGGCAAGACGTACATCATCAAAGATGAATCGGGTCTCATTTCGACGAATGGACTCTATAAAGTCACAGTGACACGTTCCGGTTCGGATCTCATCGACGGTCAGACGTCGTTCATCATCGCTCTGAACTACGGCGCCGTGAACGTCATGTGGACAGGAAGTTTCTGGAGTATCTTTTAGTCCAACGACGTGTCGTTGTCCGTCGGTCCGTTTCGTCTACAAAGTTTCTTGCCAACTCAGAAGCGCGTAGCCGGAACACGTCGACGATCCGGTTCCACGAACAACGGCGAGTGTAAAAATTTCAGGCGTTCTCGAAAACGAATCGCGCCCGAGTTGAGCGAAATAGCCGTTGAGTTCGAGATTCGACGAAGCTGTTGCTCCACCCGCGCTGTTTGTGACGATTCCAGATGCAACCTGCCAGCAGTTGGTAATGTCCAGTGCCGTCGCTGATTTGTCAATCACTATTCCGCCGTTGTTGGGTGGCACGGTGAAGTTTTCACCAGTCAGTGACGTCGTCGTGACGTTGCTCCACAGAGCCCACTGGAGCGTATCAGCCGTCGTCAAAACAAGTTCAATCTGTTTCATGATTGCGATGGAGTCGAGTCTCGAAGGATCGAGACGTATGGAAATCAACGGAATCCAGGACGTCCCGACGGTCAACGACGTGAACGTCGCCAGGTTTGAAAACAGGGTCAGAGGTTCCGTGTATCCCGCCTCTGATATGACGGTGGAGCAAACCTGGGTCAGGTTCGACGTCGCCGGTGCCGATGCACTCAGAGCCCGAATCTCGTAACGCAAAGGAAGGGACGCCGTCGTGATGTATGCGTTGGGTACGATGTTGGCGTGATGGAACGTATGTGCGACGATGAATTGTCCGTTGATCACGAATCCGGTTCGGACGGATCCGACGCCGAGCCATTCGATGTCGAGGAAGAAAATCTGGGACTTGGTCATGTCCAGCGAAATAGTGGATGCGCCCGACCCGTTCAGCTTGTCTCCGTTCCACGAGGACTGTGCCACATTGGAATGTGTCACCGTGCCCGTGACGTTCGATCGTTCGCAAATGTACAGCTGGTCAGTCAGTTGCAGAAAGTAGCCGTTGTCAGCGCCGTAGTACCCCACCTGCTGACGAAGGTTCCCTGATGATTGAGGCGCCATGACAAAAGTCATCATCGCAAGCTGGGATTTGCCTGGCTGGTACTTGAAAATGTACCGGGTTTCACGTGCGGCGTACGACCCGCTCGTGTTGACCACGGTGAGGTTTGCAGAACTCTGCGTCGGGATGAATGTGACGGATCCACCGGACGCCGTGTTGGATGCGAACGATCGATCGAGTCCGTACCGCTGCTGTGAATCAAACAGGGTCTGGGGCTGACTGACTCGAAGACGACCGAACGCGTCGAGCTGGGGCGTCTGCGCCAACGCCACCTGATTGTTAAAGAGGTAGACCATTCCTTTCTATTGTCGTGAGAAACGAATATGGCTCGCCGTCACATTCTTGGGGGCGAACGGATGACGGAACAACGCATCGTTGGGGAAGTTGCGTCGGGCCGTGCGGAGCCAGTTCCGGACGTTTGCCGGGGCGATGTTGACACGCGCGGCATTTTTCACGAGTCCCCGGAACGTGTTCGGGCTCAGGTAAATGACGCCGACGCCGGGTGTCTTGACGACCAGGTGTGGGCGAGTCAGGTTCGCGTAGGCCATGTTTTCCGTGACGTTCGCCGGTGCCGGTGTGTACCTGTTGGGCGTGTTCGGCATGGCGCGCGCCCGCGGCGTCACGACACCTGTCAGAGGCTTGACTGCGCGCAGACCGCGCGTGTATGATCGAACGAGATCATTGAAGTGCATGGTTCGCTCGTTTGCAGCGGCGATCCGGGATTTGAGTAGACGAGAAGCAGAACCGGGTCCGGTCGTTCGCATGGTGTTGCGAGCATTCGCCGCCTCCTTCTTCTTGGCGTTGCGCAACTGTCTGAGCTGTTCGATTGTGTTGGTGAGACGTCTGACGAGCACGTTACGTTCATCGGCCGTGTAACGACCTGCGTTGATGTTCGACCCACGGCCGCCCACGAAAATCTGGGTGATCATGTTGTTCAAGAGTTCCGGCGAAGATCGTCTCGGTACGGGCGTCGTCGGTGGGATGGCGGCCCGAGGGTACAGTGGATCCAAAAAACCGATGAGGCGCTTGTATCTTCTGGTATTTTTCGCCACGACTCGGTAATTCATCTGAGTCTGTGTGTTGTCTAAGCCGTGTTTCTTCCCGTTCAGGGAAATAAAGTACAGCTCGCCGTTTCTCGGGTTGTAGTAAATCTTCTTCCTGACGCCGGTGAGTTGGCCCACCATGTTTTTACCCTCGTGGTTTATTGTCGAGTTTTTGAGTTTGAGTTTCGACATGAGAGCCTGATTCGGTCGGTTGGGTCCAACGTACGGGATGACCCATTTCTTCAAAAACCTTGGGTTCTGATTGAACGCACGGGTATGAGCTCTGTTCCCGTTAATATACGGAAGGTCCAATAGCACCCTCCCTCGATTGTTGTACAACGTGCCTAGTTTGTTGATGTATTCGTTGTTTCCGATTTTTAGGTATGTGGCGAGTCTTCTGGAAAGGGCATTTGTCGCTGCCGGAGCCGCACCCGCCGTGGCCCTCGTGAACGATCTGATTTTCCGACCACCCGGTCCAAGGACGTATTCGCCGCCGCGCGGACCCCGGTGGATGATACGACCCTGTGTGTTTCTATTGCCTGTTGCGGCGGCAGCGGGCGCCGCAGCCGCCGCCGGCGCCCGCGTGAACGATCTGATCTTTCGACCACCCGCCCCGAGGACGTATTCACCCCCGCGTGGACCGCGGAAGATGACACGGCCCTGTGAGTTTCGCTGGCCGGTATTCATGTTACTTAATTGACAATAAAATTTTCCCAGTACACAGTAGAATGGATGACTCACAAGTCATCAAGTACGCGTATGCCGATTCGACAAACAGGGACGTAACAATTTACCCGTCAGGAAGTGAATACACGCTCCATTTAACAAACCCGATAAAGAATATCGTTCGGATCGATCTCGTCGCCGCCAAGGTTCCAAACACAATGTACAACGTGACCAGCGGGAACAACTTCATGAGCATCGACAGCACTGACGTATCGATCGCGCCCGGGTACTACTCGGCCAACGGACTCGCCAACGCCATCATGAACTCCTCGGGAAACGCAATCACGATGGACTTTTTGTGCGACGAAGGCAAGTACCTGTTTTCGGGCCCGAGTCCGTTTACGATCACGGCCAGGACCGCCGAGGCGAAGAGGATGCTTGGCCTCACGACGGTCACGTCGTTTCCGGCGTCGTCGAGCAACGTCTACGCGCTCGATCCGACGTACGGGAGCCTCGAAATTGCCAAGTCTGTGCACATCGTCGACTTGGCCGTCAACGAGTATGTGTTTCTGGACATTCAGGAATTTCGTACGACGAGTGTCCTCGATGCCAAGAAACTCGTGAACGGTACGACCGAAGGTTCATCCATCCGGAGTTCGTTCGGTATGATTCCCATGGATGTGCCCGGAGGATCGATCAAAAACTACAAGGAGACGAGCGATTACAAACAGTACGTCGAGTACGATTACCCCATCGTCAAGTTGGACCGTCTAACGGTTCGCTGGATCGACAAGAATGGTCGGCTGCTCGACTTCAACGGATTCGAAAACAACGCGTTCACGCTCCGATTCAAATGCATATTCGTCAGACCGGATCCGCCACCGCCGCCCCTGCGCGATGTCGAACTCGATCGAATAGTCGATGCGCTGCAACACGCCCCGCCGCCACCGAAACCACCGCCGGAGAAACAGGCGTGGGGTCGGTGGGTCATTCTCTTGATCGTCATCTTCTGTCTGATCGTGTACGTGGGATACGTGCGTGTCATCAAACCGCTCCAGGAAAAGATCACAGAGGCCCTGGCCGTGAAACCTCCGCCACCGCCCCAGATGAGACTGTTTTAGAAATCAGCTGCACGGGATCAAATTCTAGGCTCAATGTAATGAAGTGGCCCGTGAGGTACTTTTCGGGTCTGAGCCCGGCGATGAAACTCACGCGTAAAAAAGAACTCTTGAAACGACGTCGCGTGCCGTACTCGAAGCTCATGCTCGGACAATCGAACAAGGCTGCAACGACCAGAAAATCCCGATGGACCATGCAGTTTCACCGCATGTACCCGGGTCTCAAATTCAACAAAGTCCTGATTTCGAAAAAGACTGGAATTCCGAAATCAAGCTTGAATACCGTGTACAATCGAGGCCTCAAGGCGTGGAAAACGAGCGGGAGTCGCCCAGGTGCCAACCCGCAGCAGTGGGCCATCGCGCGCGTTTACAAATTTGTCCTCGTTTCAAAGAAAAAGGCGCCCAAGGCGTGGTATGCGACCCGCGCAGACCCTGATCAGAACCTTCGCCGGTGAGGGCAACTTTCCACCTGCGGTGGAAAGGATTTTCACGTTAACCGGATACGACTTTCGTCAAAGAGTTGAGCCCGAATCTTGTCGAGCTCCTTCATATGAAGTTTGATGCGCTTTTTTAGTGACAGACTCGTGTACGCTTTCAGGGCATCCACGATCATCTTAGCTGCAGGGGCGTATTTATCTACGCTTATAGTCTTTAGAATTTCATCCGTCATGTTTTTCTCCACGTAATTCCGCACAAACTCTCCTACGTGACGCGGAAACTTCGTAGCGCCGAGATCAATGCGTTCATACTGCGCAACTTCTGATATAAACTTGTCATCAAACTCATAGTATTCTGGGTCCATTTTACTCAGGATCGTGAGCTTAGGGTCGTATATCATCAACATGTCATCACAACACCGACGATACAGAAAGCATTCCATTTTCTACTTGTCTCACCAACACTTATTTTCTTTATATAGAGTATCATGCATTACGTGAATTTTAACCTGTTACCAGAACGCACTGGCGCAGGGGCGAGATACAGCCGCAAAAAACATCACGTGTACATCTTTTATAATACAGCAAATGCGAACGGAAAACGGTACAACAGTCGTTTTGGTACTGCTTTCATGACAACTCCGAATCTCTTTTATGGAAATGCCAACTTAAAAAACGGTGTGTTAAAGCAAGTACCTAATTTAAACTTTCCTAGACAACCAGGTAAAAAACAAGTTAGAAAATCAGTGACGAAGAATTTGACACCGAATCAGAGAGCAAACTTCAAACGAAGACTCATTGAGATAGCGGGCGGAAACGCTGGAACGGCACGTCTGTTAATCAATAATGCAATAAACTCACGTCAGGTTGAAATTAATACACCACACTTGTTTAAAGCGGGAGAGATGCAAGTACACAAGAGAGAACTCGCGCGGTACCGTGCATGGAAAAACATATTGAATAACAACGTATCCGTAAAGCCTACAAAGGTCCCAAATTTTAATGTAACAAGAAACACATTTCCATCACATTTTAAAATAAATCAGCAACTATTACAAGTACTTGGCACACACGTGAGATCTAGAAAGTTTAATAACAGAAAAGCCAGAGACGTTACAGCAGAACATAGACGACTTAAGGCGATTGAGAACGCCAAAGCCGCGGCGAACGCCCGGAGAGAGGCGAACGCCAAAGCCGCGGCGAACGCCCGGAAAACCGCTACAGGAAAAACGATACCCAGACCCAAATCATTTACGTGAGAATGTGAACAGTACGAGGAACACGATGACGCAAATCAGAAACGCGACGGTCCAGTTTTGTTTCGACGGACCGCCTGAACACTTGGTGGACCAGTACCGAAGCGCCTGGTCGTAGTCAATCTCGGGCTTGTTGAGCTGTGAGTTGACCAGGTTGTGCAGATCGACGGACCACCGGAACGGATCGTTGCGGTCGAACGGGAGGAGCGCCAGGTTTTCACGGAGGTGTTTGCCACACTGCTTACACGGCAGAATGCTGGGCATTGAATCAAAAAACTGGGTCAAAGCACCCGCCTTTTCATCTGTCACGTCTTTGCCTGCACTGAGACACGACATGTGAATCACAGACCAAAAGTATGGACCGAACGTCGTTGGACAGATGTTCATTTTCTAATTGTGCGTGAGAAAAAATGTCTAAAACACCGACGCGCTTTGAAACTAAATGTACAAGTCACTCCTGCTCGACATTGATGGCGTCGTCGTGCGTGATCGTCTGCTCATGGAACACCTCAAGGACAACTGCGTCCGGTACGTCGCCGCCAAGTTGCCTCGGTGCAAGGACCCCCGGGAGACGAATCGTCTCTTGTACCTCTCACACGGTCACACGGCCCGAGGACTTGCGACGGCTTTCCAGGTGAACACGAGCGATTTCAACGAAAAGGTGTACGACCGACCCTTGATGGACCACCTGGCTGAAGTCATCTACGGCACCGAGTTTCAAGAGGAGGCGAAGAAGCTGCACGAGTTGACCGAGAAGGATTGGAAGGTGACGCTGTTCACAAACAGCCCAGTTGAGTGGGCGGTACCCATCGGTCGGGCAATCAGCGACAACGTCTTCATCGATTGCGTGGGACACGACGTCAGTAAATCACCCATGAAACCTGAGGCTGCCAGGTACACTCAATTTTCGAAACATATGATGCACATCTACGTGGATGACTCGTTGAAAAACTTGGGCACGGCTCGGTTTTTGCCAAACTGGCACTCTGTGTATTTCAACGAGGGTCCGAAGGAGGATCGCCTGTGGTGTCCCCAGATTAGTTCCATCTGGGAGTTGCTTTTGTACGTCAACTCGGTGGACCAGTGGATTCAAGACACTGAAAAAAAAACGTGTGACTGATAGCTCAATGGACAACAATACATTGTTGGACAACGACGATGACGACGACGACACGACCATGAACACGTCAGACCTCATCAAGGCTCTGGAACGTATGACGCAACAGACTCGCCGGGCACTTGTGTTTAACCCGGTACTGGCCCAAGAGTACTATGAAAAAGTGCAGCACTTGAACTCCACTGTGTACATGGTGAAAAACTTTGAGCGTCAATTGTTGTTTGACCTTGACGTTGACTGACACACCTTCCCACCGTAGATGGGAAGAATTTCGGACTTTGGAAAGGGATATTAGACCCGACGTCTCATCGGTGTGAGTCCAGCTATGTTTCCACTCGGTTCGAATCCGAATCGTTTGTAAAAGTTTACAGCAGACTTTACAGAGTTGAGTCTGATGGACTTGCCGTTCTTCTTTGCATTGTTTATTATACGGTTCATGAGAACCTTTCCAGTTCCTTCGCGTGGTCGAGTGACGAGTAAGTTGAGTATACGGTTGCCATTGGCACGGGAATTGTGAATGACTGCAAACCCACGAAGGCTTTTATTGTTTTTTGCGCGAGCTGTGTAATTTTTGAACCCGAGCTGACCTACTGTTTTCAGTTTGTCGTACACGTAACTCTGCGACAAAAGATGACGCACGGCTTTATTGTACGCTGGTTTGTTAATAACGCTCAGAAGCTCAATGGCGTTACGTTGTTTCTGGATCGCATTCACGTAAACCTTCATCGCGTTTTCGAGTCTGCTGCTATTGTATATCCGCGTACCTGGACCGTTCAGGTTCAACTGATTTGCAGTGTACTTTCGAATGGGAGCGGATGGTCCCGCGTTACGCAAAACGAATTCGTTCCCTATTTTCTTGTACACCTTACCCCCTACGACTTTGGTTTTAATGTTTTTCTTCATCTCCGCGTTGATGTTCCAATTGTTATTCGCCATTACCATAGTCACACAAAATCTTCCTTGCGACCTTCAAAATACGCCTTTAGATCCTTCTCCATGCGTCTCCCTGTGGGTGTTAACCGTAGGCTCATCGTGACGTCGGTGATTGGATCAAACGCATGTCGTACGAGAACGTCCCAGCGTTCCTTGTATTTGCGGTCTTCGAAACGGCCGTGCCAGTGGTGCAGAATAGTTCCAGGGACGTACGAGATTTTGAAATTTTGACACTTGTATTGATACTCCATGAGCATAATCTTGTAATTCATGTGAATGTTTCCGGGACAACTGTCCAAAACGCGTCCGATCCACGCCATCGCCATGTGTCTGTCGCCCGACCCCAGAATAGCCCAGTCGAGCAGCGAACTCCCCATTGTCCGAAACGCCTTGCGCGTACAGGCCCACGCGTATCCAGGGTGCCAGTGTCCGTACTTGTCCGTCTTGACGTAGGGTGTACCGCTGTCTGTGTGCATGTACCCAAACCCTTTATCAATCTTTATCGCTTCGTTGTTCGGTCCGAGGTTGACGGCCGTCCGAAACATCTGAACGATATCATTCGTCTGGAGAGCCTCGACGGTATCCTGGACCCAGTTTGGATTCAAGAACGTAATGTCGGCGTCGATCCACGCCGTGTACTTCCAGTCCTCTGGAAGCATCTTGATACCCACATTTACCAATTTCTCCTTCATCCACACGGGTGTGTCCGACCTGTTCTTTATGTGCTTCCACACGGGAAGTTTGGGGAGTGGCGCCGGTCCGACGAGTTCAGACACGACGATACGTATCCCCTTGACTCGGCTCACTTCATGCACAAACTTGATGAACAATTCTTGACGTCGTTTGAAACCACAATAATTAAAGTATGGAAGGACGACGTAAAGAACGTCTTGGGGGCCGGGACGATAACATGTTATCGGACGCCGCCACATCTACTTAGTCGATAGAACTTTATTTTCCTATAACAACACGGTACTTTCCACCGAGGACCCGCTCAGTCTCACGGGCTGCACCGCGTAGACTGGGCTTGGACCACAAAAGCCAACGGGACCAGAACCCCGCCTTAAAGCGACCTGACGGACTCCAATTTTCTCTCTTGACATGACGCGTCAGATAACGCAGCATACGTGCATGGTCTTTGTGAATAGTGTAATCCGAATATCCACGGAGACCAAAGCTGACTGTTTTCCCATCTGGAAACGTCGCACGCCATTTGTGTGGTGGCGCTGCGCGACTGACGCGAATCACCTCCTTCATACTAGTCGTCAAGAATCTTTTCCCCGAGGGAAGCTACGCTTCCCTCGTTCGTCAGCAGCACGGGACTTCACGCCTTCGGCGCGAAGGAACTAACAACCCCAAAAGTTTGCTAGTGAACCGGGTACGAAATTCTTCCTAGGAATCTGTACCGGCATCGTGACCGACACAAACTCAACCTGTGTACTCGCATCCTTTTTGTGTTTTTTGGTAAATAATCGAGTCAAGAGCGTTCCGAACGCTAAACCGACGATAAAATCATACATGGTTGACTAGAGAGGTTCCTACTTATCTGAATCCATCGGACCAATGTCCTCAGTCTCGTCGATATCAGCATCGTCGTCACGCCACATCGAACGCGTCTTATCGAAGAAATCACGGACAAACTCATCG